AAACAGATGCCCCCTCGTTCCCAAAGAGTGAGGGGGTTTTCTGCTAGATGGATACTCCGACATCGCCACCGGCAGGACTGGTGGAACCCATTTGCACAGAAGCGAGCGCACTCTCGGCTGCTTTCTCGGTCAGTTTGTGGGCGAACCACGCATTGCCTTGCGCTTGGATGTATCCCCCCGCTGGTGCGTCTGGCTGTCCGGCTCTACTAAATAGACGAGCAACATTGAGGTGGGCAGCGGATGCTTCCAAGTGGGCGTTACCGAGTTCGGGCTTGTTTTCAGCAAAGGCTTTCTTGGATAGTTCGTTGTGGGTGTTGGCAACATCCAAGTGACCTTCGATAAGTTTTGGTGCGAGGTGGGGCAAGTTGACCAACTGACCGACATCATCACCACCCTTGCCACGATTGGAGACAAGTTCCTTGGATTTATCTACCAAAGAACCGGCAGTCCACTGGTTCCCACGAAAAGGGTGACCCGGCAAGTCTCCCTTCAGCACACCAACGGAAAACCAAGACGGCACGAGTGCATCGGTGGAGAAGGGGTTTGTCACAACAAAATCCTACCCTGCGTTAGTGAAATCTCTGAAGTAGAGTGGGTTCTATGAACATCAACGTCCGTGCCGAACTTGTTGCGATAGACAGCATCCAAGCCCACCCCCAAAACCCTCGTCTAGGCGATGTAGCCGCTATTGCCGAGAGTTTGGAAGTCAATGGTCAGTATTCACCTGTCGTGGTCTGGGGCAAGACGATTATCGCCGGAACCCACACTTGGAAAGCCGCCAAGAGCCTCGGCTGGAAGCAGATAGCCGTCACCTACTTCGAGGGTAGTGAGGATGAAGCCCTGCGAGTGCTGGTCACAGACAACCGCACTTCGGACATCGCCGTTTACAACAACGAACTACTGCTGGACCTGCTGAAATCCTTGCCAGATTTGGAAGGAACGGGCTTCGATACCGAGTTCCTTGACGAACTTGACGGGCTTCACAACGACAGTTCGGGGGGCGTTTCCAAACCTCTCGTTGAGGATGAACCTAGCGATGACCTAACACCACCCGTTTCTATCGTTATGGGCGAGTTTCGGGGGCATTTGGACTACTCCATACACGAAATCTGGCTGGCTTCTATCAAAGATGCCGTTGGCGACAAGAAAGCCAAGATTACAAAGGAAATCCGCAGCCGGTTGGATATTCCAAACGACCCCAAGCCACCTAAGTCGGACAAGCCAAGGGGCAACAAGACCGCCGACCAAAAGATGACGATGGTGGAAACCACTCTCGTTCCTATCAAGGACTTGAAGCGGTATCCAAACAACCCTCGTGAGGGTGACATCGGGGCTATCAGCGAAAGCCTGCGTATCCTCGGTCAATACCGCCCCGTAGTCGTGAACAAGCGGAACAATCAAATCCTGAAGGGCAACCACACCGTTGCCGCCGCTTCAGCATTGGGCTGGACAGATGTAGCCGTGGTCTGGGTAGATGTAGATGACGAACAGGCGACGAAAATCGTTCTGGCCGACAACCGCACCGCCGACAAAGCAACTTACGACAATGATTTACTCCTCGCAACGATTTCGCTACTTGACAGTTTGGAAGGCTCTGGGTTTGATGATGAGGATGTGGCTGACATCGCATCTGGCAAGAGCAGCACGCCCGCTACGCCGAAGGTCAAGTTCCAAATCGGGGAATACTCCTTCACCACCACCGAAGGTTCGTACCTAGCGTGGGTTGAGGAAACCGAAATGCCAGATGGGGCTTTACACCAACTCGGACTACCTCTGACCGCCTTGTTGCGTGAGGCTGATTAGGTGCTAAGAAGGTTGTGTCTTGCTTGACATAGCACACTAAACCCCGATAGCGTGAAGGTCAATGACCTCACCTATTTCTGTTCCCGATGAACCGCAGTATCCCGACCCCGCGCTGGTTGCTTCTATCGAACACCAAGCCGAGAAGTTGGGCTACCTCGTCAAGCAGGTTGAGGACTTGTTCTCCAAGAGAGCCAAAGAAGCCCGACACATCGTTCTCTATCAGCACGGTCTAGAGAGTGGGGCTATCCAGCGTAAGTGGTTGGATGACGAAATCAACAATGAGGAAGCCGCCGAAATGCTGGCTCAACTTGCCGAGCGAACCTCTGACCTCAATGACGAAGTAAAGAGCATCTACACGATAAATATGAACCGCCTCAACGAGATGGTGCTGAACCACATAGAGGCTGGCCGAACTTCAGCCAACGAGTTAGACAACTTTCTTACCAAAATGTTCAACGAAGGAGAACAGTAATGACCATAGAGCAAGACATCAGCCGTATCCGAGAGTTGCTAGAGGTAATGACTGAAGTAGTCGTAGAGAAGGCGTTTGCCGAGGACAACAGCGATGACACCCGTTGTAGCGACACCTGCCTATGCGATAACGAGGACGAGGATGAGTTTTCTATCTTGTCTAGCGTTTCGGTACCCGTTCAGTTCCACGGTGCCGATGCACTCATTTTGGCGGCAGCGATGACCGAAAGCGGTTTCACCTCTACCGCCGACTTTATTCGTCACGCCACCCTTGCCCACATTGACCACTCCCTCTACCCTGACAACAACGAGGATGACAGTAGCGATAACGAAGCAGATGTTGAGTTTGTTTCTGTTGGGTTCAGCAGACCTGCAATAGTCGTACCTCTCTTGGATTGGCTCACCGAGCAAATCCACTTCGCTTGGCGCACGAAGGACATCGACAAGGCTCTTTTCTGCGAGCAGATTGCCGACAAGATAGACGAACTACGGAAGCGCCCTGCCAATGACTGACATCACCTGCGACCACGGACGAGGAGACTGGTTCAACAATGTTCTCGTAGCCAAGCCACCGTTCACTCATTGCCCCGACTGCGGTGCGGTTCTGCCAGAGCCAACCGCTACCGAGCCACCACAGGGCGAAATCCCATCCGCACCAACACCAAACATCTAGGAGATACACCAATGACTATCGCATACCCTTGGAACGATGAAGCCGACTTCCATACCCCTATGGCAAAGTTGGGCAAGCACATTATTGTGACACCCGAAGGTGAAGCCTTGTTCATACCAGACGGCTCAATAATCATCCCCGTTGCCGCTTTGACCGAAGCCGAGAAGCAAGAAGCCGTCACTCTTATCAGCAAGCCGGTAGAGGCTCGCTATGAGTGGGCGCAAGAAGTTGCAGGTATGGCAAGTATCCGAGAGGGTCACTAATGGGTCAGAAACTTGACGAGGCTTACTACCGCTTACAGAACGAAGCGAGACACCACACCAAGTTGGCGCTAGCCAAGCAGACCGATTACGAAAACGGCTTTGCTTCAGGTTTCACCGAAGCCCTGCGTATCGTTATTTCTATTCGTGATGGGGAAATCTCGCCACTATGACCACCTGTGTCTGTGGTCACGAAATCGTTGCCTACTACGCCGATGGTGAAAACCTGTCTATGTGGCTTCATACCGCCTACGGACAACCAGAGTGCCTGTCTATCCAAACCGCCACGCCACTTCACAGTGAGGACTTGCCAACCGTTGAGTGCATCTGTGGTGAAATCTTTACGGGCGGCGAACGAAACTACCAACTAGAGGTACACCAACATACTTGCGTGAGGGCGAACCAATGACCGACCTTGTGAACCACCCACCGCATTACACGAGTGACCCATCCGGCGTGGAGTGCATCCAAATCACGCGCCACCGCAACTTCAACATCGGCAACGCCATCAAGTATCTATGGCGAGCCGGTATCAAGGATGACACCAAGACCATTGAGGACTTGGAAAAGGCCGTGTTCTACATCAACGATGAAATCAAGCGGCTTCAGAGCCTCACGAGGGGTAGTGAAAAGTAATGCGTGGCCCACTACCAGAACGCCAAAACCCACTAGCGGCCCAGAACCGCGCCGAGGAACTACTTTTGGAACTCATCTACGAGCGCGTACTTTCCACCAAACCCCCGAAGCCTGACGAACTGGGCGAACCGGCAACGGAACGCTACAAGGGCTACCACGAAGGCTGGTGGGATGCAGTAGAGGCACTAAGAAACACCATCAACAACCACAACGAAGGAAACGGGTACCGAGTATGAGCCGCCAACAGGACATCGCCAGCGCGCAAAACCCCGAAGGTGAAAAGCGACTTGCTCGTATCCTCAACCGCAAAATCGGCTGGTCGCAAAAGGGTTGGACTTCCATCAGTTTAGAAAAGTTGCCACCTTCCTACTACCTTGACTTCACCGTTGTGCGAGACAGCCGTTATGTAGAGGCGTGGTTGGAGGTCAAAGAGCGTGGAGCGTTTTACGGTGACTGGCTCTTTCCTCTTGCCAAGTGGTTACGAGGCTTGGAACTCGCAGAAGCCAGCGGCAAGCCGTTCTACATCTGCTTCTCGTATCCCGATAGGGCAACAGGGGATGAGCGCATTTGTTATTTGGAAGGCATCAGGGAGATGGAGCCACCCGTAGTTTGGGCAGGGCGCAAGGACAGGGGCTACGAGAACGATATGTTCCCTCATATTCAGTTGCCCCACAAGTGGTTTACCGACATTACCGAATACAAGAAAGAGAAATGATGAGCAACGAACAGACCGACTGGACTACCGAGGGCTATCAAGCCTTTAGCAACGGACTAAATGGGATTACCGAAGCGGAAGTTGAGTGCGATGTTGACCACGACACCGTTCAGGGTAGCCATTTGGAAAGAGATGGATGGACTGATGTGGACACCAACTTCTGCCCTAAGTGCGGAGAGAAACTATGTTAGACCTCTCCAACCTCGATTTGAGTGGGCGTGACCTGTCTAACACTGACCTGACCAATGCCAATCTTTCCAACGCCAACCTGTCTAACACTCGCTTGTACAATGCCGACCTGACGGGTGCCAACCTGTACCACGCCAACCTGTACAGCGCAGCCCTCTACCGCACGAACCTGACCGATACCAACTTGCGTGGAGCCAACTTGACTGGTGCCGACTTGATTTCTGTTCCCCTCAACTGGGCTGACCTGACCGGGGCCAATCTGTTTAGTGCCGACTTGGATGGTGCCGACCTGTCTTACGCCGACTTGTTGGAAACCAACCTTTCGGCTACAAGACTGCGCGGAGCCATAGCCAACGAGTTTACAAAACTCCCCGTTGGCTATGAGGTCGTTGATGGGCTAGTGGTTCGTTTGAGTGTAGAGACACCAGAACCTTCGTCTGCCACTGAAGTTGAGTGCAACCACCTAACGGGTGCGGCAGTTCCAAAATCACCACCAAGAACCTCAACGATGCAATACCATTGGCACGACTTTACTTTCTGTCCTAAGTGTGGGGTGAAACTGTGAGTTCAGAAATCCGTGCAAGTGACACTTCTGATGTGATGCCCACAAATAAGTGCGACCACGACTGGGTTCACAAGGCCGGAGCCGGATACCGGGCGACCCCCGTTGCAGTCTGCGTGAGGTGCTACGCCGAAAAGACCTACTGCCCTAAGTGCGGAGATAACCTGTAATGCCAACCAAGGAAGTCCGTAAGTCTGGCAAGAAGTGGCGAGCCGAAGGTTGGCTTTCATTATCGTTGCGAGACTTCGGATTAGGACTTCACCTCTACAAGTGGCGTGGGGGGGTGGCTGTCAACATCTACTTCTTGTTCCTTGATTTCCACTTAGAGGTTTGGAAAAGACCGTGAGCCAGCAAGACTGTAAGCACCTAGACCGAAGCGGTCACACCTTCAGGGGCCGCTACGACAAGTTTGGATACAAGTTCTGCCCGAAGTGCGGTATCGCTCTTAGCGAAATCACCGACCCCTACCCAACCGATTATGTGTCCTAAGTGCGGTGAGTGGGTAGTCGAAGGTCATCACCACGACTGCTCTGGAAAATAAGACACACAAAATAACTAAACTGTGGTATGTTCTGTGCGCTATGACAGAGAGCCACACCACCAACCAACTAGTTCGCATAATCAACCTGCCCGTATTCAGCGATGGCAAGTGTGTGGCTTGTGGCATAGTCCTCGGCAGACACCGCAAGTCAAGGCGAGCCTGTAATCAGTTTGTCCTCTAATGGGGTATTGGTCGTGGGTATTGGAAACCGTATCCTTCACCGGCTTGTTCCTAGTCGGAAAAAAACTTTGGTGGGCGTGGCTTATCCTTATCGCCAACACCTTCCTGTGGGCTACCTACGGCCTACTCACCAAGCAATACGGCTTCTTAGTCGCTTCGTGCTTCTACGCCCCTATGTATGTCAAGAACCTATGGCATTGGTTTCATACGAGACACCACAATGACCGAAAGTAGCAACCCCCTCGCCTGTTTTACCGAGTGTCCTCAATGCGGTGGGGAACTAACACCAGAACACGCCCACTTCAAGTGCCGAACCTGCGGTTGGCGTGACAGTTGTTGCGACTAGAGAACAGGAAAGTCATACCCCTGTTGTAATCTAGGGTCTATGGACAACCGTTTCTCAACCAGTAGCCTCGCCCCCACTTGGGCCACCGCTACGGAAATCTTGAAGGGTGACTTGCCCGGACACCCCTTTAGAGGCAACCAGTACGCCACACACACCGCCATCGACCTCGCCGCCGCAACCCAAGAACGAGTAGTGGTGGGTACAGGCTTGCTAACACCGAGCGAGGATGCCATAGACAAAGAAAAGGTTGCCGAAACCTTGACGAGTTTGCGCGACCAAGCAGACCGCCACGGTGAAATCGCCACTGAACACCGAGCAACGATTAGCGACCTCAAAGCCCTTATTGCACTCAACGAGGATGCGGCACGGACCCACGAACGGGCGAAAGATGAGGCTTTGTATGCATCCGACCTTGTTCACGACTTTGTAAACCCCGAAGCAAGTTTTGGCTCTGAACAAAGTGCTGTTGACTATCTTGTCGGTGGTCAGGGTGAAACTGATGGACAACTTCGTAATGCTGCCGAAGTAGCAATAGAAGCGGCTGAAGATACTTCGGCAGCAAACCGCGCCCCCTACAAGTCTCTACAAGTTACTACCGAATAGGAACCGTTATGGATGACACCTTCTCAACCCCAGACCTCAACGCCGAAATCCTGAACTGGATAGCAGTCGCTAAGGGTGACCTGCCGGGTCACGAGTTCAGGGGCAACCAGTACACCACCGGCTCGGCACTAGCCGCCGCCAAGGACCTTGCTGAAAAAATGCCCGTCACCAACAGGGTTGACAGTGCCGCCCACGATGACCTCGCTAAGTTCCACCTAGAGCAAGCAAACACTCTCGCCGCAGAAGCCGACAAGTTCCGTGAGGATGCATCAAATGTATTCAGCAACGAGAACGGCACGCCTTACAGCGACAGCGATAAAGAGTACGCCGAGAAAACAGCAACCGACTACGAAGCCGCCGCCCTAAAGCACGAACAAGCCGCTAAAGACCACCAAACCGCATCGTTTAGCGGTCAGGTGTACGACCCACTCCGAGCCTTTGTATCAACCAAGGCCGCCGCCGAAGCAGAGCAAGGGCTGGATGACGACTACGAGGAGAATGTCGGTCAGGTAAAGGGTCAGTTGTAAGCCCTATGTCGGGCTTCACAACCAATGAACTCCTGTACCCCCTAACCAAAGGGGATAGCCCCGGACATCCATTCAGGGGGAACCAATACCAAGCGGTAGGGAACATCAGCCCCGAAGTAGCCAAGTTCATCACGGATAAGGCAAACGCCTTCTACAAGGCTGGCGGCACGATAGAACACCTAAAGCCCGGTGTAACGGAACTATCCAACGGCAGAAGCCTCTACGCCGAAATGGAACGCTTACAAAACGCCCCAAGAGGGGCAAAGGCATCTGACGGGCGAGACTACATCGCAAGTGCTATTTACAGCACCCTAAAGTCGGAGTATGTCGTAGGCACTTTCTTCGCTACCGATAAGGATGGAAACATCGTCGGAGCATTGGACTACAACAAAAACGGACACATCGGTATGCTCGGCTCAACAGGCGACCCACAGGGTATCGCTACCGCCCTAGAGGTAGAGATGGCTCGCCAAGCGGTCAAAGATGGAACCGGCGTAAATAGCGAAGCCACCTACGATAGCGAAACCTTTCATCGCAGTATTGGCAGAACAGTCACTCCCGACCCCTCTGACCTATCCAAATCAGAGTGGACACCAGAGGAAACCAAAGCAATAGCCAACCTTCCTGTCGGCCCAGAACACGCCAAATGAACTACCTAGACTTCACCACCAACAACCTGCTCTACCCACTCACTAAGGGGGAAGCAGCAGGGCATCCGTTCAGAGGGAACCAATGGAAAGACGGCACGGGTAGTGAAAAGGTGGCCGAAATCCAAAGCCGCCTCGCAAAAGCAGCCGACAAACTGACGAAAAAGACATTTGCCGACAACCCCGATAGTGGCAGCGTGATGACACTGCGGGATGCTGGATACAGGAACTTTGAGGAGTACCAAAAGGCATCAGCACAAGCCATCAAGGACTATGTGGCTAAGGGTGACATTGTTGTATCAGTCGTGACCCCCGAAAGAAACCTCATCGCCATCCTCAACTCTGGTGAAATCCAAAACGGCTATGTATCTGGCACATCTCAACGAGAGTACGCATCAAAAATGGGAACATCTAAGGACTTGCGTATGAAAATGGAGAACGAAGTCTTTGGCCTCACCAGCAAGTCACCACTCTCCGAACGCCCCGTGTATGGCTTCGTTGACCAAAAGGGCCTAAGGGACGACAAGGAAGTTATGCAATACGGGGATGCCAAGATGGTCCTGAACCCCGATGTCAAAGAACGCTCAACCGTGACTATCGGAGACAGCCTTGACACTTCTAGGGCAGGGTGGGAAGCGAAGTTTGCGGTCACCACCGCACCGCTACTAGCGAGCGACCCCAACCCCAAGGACATTTATTATCCAGCCGTTAGTGAAATGGCGATACCAAAACTCCTATCCAGCCCCGACAAACTAAGTGGGCAGTCGCTCGGTGGGTATGTAGAGGCCCAAATCCACGGCGGGATAAAGACAAGCGACATTGCCAGAGTGGACTTCTACGACAAGCCTTCACCAGAGGTAGAAGCAGCACTACGGGATAACGGCATCCCCTACCGCATCAAAGTCAAAAACTAATGACCCCAGATGACCAAGAACAGTTGGAATACGCCGACATCATCGTAAGTATGTGGGCATTAGGTGACCGGATAGACCGTATGAAGGAAACCCTGAAGGACCTGAACGGCCAGATAGACAACCTCTAACGCAAGGGCAAACTATCCAAGGCTCGGATTTCGCTAATCGGAACTTGATAGTTATCCACCTGACGACCAGTTTTCGGCCCCGTAAAAAGCCGAGGCGATAAACGAACATCCGATAGAGCGTTCCAACCCATAACGGCTACACGCATCCCTACCCGTAAGTCGTGATGAGTTTGGCACCACACCACTAAGTCAGCCTTACGCTCCAACTTTGGAAGTTGCCCTACGGCTACACACCTTCCCATACCCACCCAATACCGACTACTCCAAGTCTTGACATCAGCCCGAAACTTAGGGGCGTGAATATCGGCGGCGGATAAAAGAGACAAATCACGCCAACACGGGTCACTAGGGATACCTAGGTCATACAAGA